CATGATTTCTATAAAAGTTGTAACTCAGATCCAGAATTCTCCGAATTGCTGGAAATGCAGCTTGACAACCGATGTAGGACTTCTGAGGGGATTACGTACAAAACCAAAGGCAAGCGCATGTCAGGTGACATGAATACTGCTTTGGGTAATTGTGTACTTATGATCCTCATGGTGGCTTGCTTTGCAGCCCACCTTGGTCTTACAAAATGGGACATGTTAGATGACGGTGATGATTGCCTTCTTATCTGTGAGAAGGAAGACTTGGAGTTGATACTCGGGAAGGTACATGCATTCTTCCTGGAGTTTGGTCACGAAATTAAGGTGGAACATGTGGCCCACAACTTCGAGCAGATCATCTGGTGCCAGAGTAGTCCTATCAACTACGAAGGTACCGGGTGGAAGTTCGTGCGTAACCCTTGGAAGGTGATGATGAACGCTTTAGGTGGCTCGAAGTGGGCCACTATGCCTCTATGGCTAAGGCGTTCGATGATCAATACCATTGGAGTTGCGGAACTTGTACTTAATCTAGGTGTGCCAGTATTACAGAATTTCGCTCTTGCTTTGATGCGGAATAGTGGCACGCAAGACATACTAGATAACAAGTACGTGGACGTTCTCTCCAGAAGAGTTCAGTTAGAGGTGAGGGCACTCAATGACCGATGCATAAAGCGCTACGATCCCCGGGAGATTACTACCGAGGCGCGTTTGAGTTTTATGAAGGCATTTGATGTAACACTCGCTGAACAAGTATGGATGGAGAAGTGGCTCGACTCTTGGGAATTCGCTATAAGTGGTGATGTCAAGCTAGATGTAGATGTTGTTGTTGAGGGTTGGTACCGGCCCCATGGACACTTTACAGCTGACATATACCACTATGGGGATGCCTCGTAAGAGAAACAATGCCCGTCCAGCGCAACGCACTGCAAATGCGAAGCGCTCCAGCACAAAGGGTCGTGCTGGCAACAAAGGACCCAAAAACACAAAGTCTAGAAATCGTTCTAGATCTACAGGAAAAGTTAAGTTCAAGAGAGGGCTTAGCGATTTCGAAAAATACAGTATGCTTGTCAGTGACCCATGTTCGGGACCGTTGACGCGTGCTGTAGGTGGTTCCAATGGCACTGGGCTGTTGGAACGCGTACGTTCCACGAACTTTTACCCATCAGCAACTATATATACCCAAGGCTACCTCGTGTGGTTTCCCTCATGTCACAATGGGGCGACTGGTG